TTTAAAGTGATTCGAAAAGTACTGTGGCGTTGGAGTATCTGCTAAGAAAACAACAGTATTCCCTCTACCCCGATTGATGTTACTAAAGCATGTATTTGTATACTGAGAACTTTGCGCGGCAACAAGTGGTATTGCATAAACCATAATCGCTGCGTCAATCATTTCCCGCGGAATCTTCTCTTGCGCAGTCACCTGAAGAATCTCATTCACCGCTTGCTTTTCAGCATTCTTCACCCAAGGCTGTTTTGCAAAATTCGTCAGATACTCGCGTGAATAGCTTTCGCGTATAGGCAAAGCCTTGAGCAATTTCGAAGTGTAAGTCTTGTCATAGCTGACTTCGCGTCCAATAGTTTCGCGAATGATAATCGCCGCTTCTTCATACTGCCCATAAGCAATGGACAGAGCTGTGCATGAAGGTGTAATCGATCAGAGTTTATGTATTCATTTTCGCTTACAAATGACATGCAGTTCGAAGACTTCGAGCGTATTTCTGAAATGACTACCGTATTGAGTGATATTGCGCAGGAGTGGACTCGCGTAAAACAGCAGGCGCTTGGCGCAGACTTTTCGGAGAATGGCGGACTAAAGCTTGATGAAACCCACGATATGACAGGCATTTATCTGCGTCATCGCGAGCTTACTCAATTTGCGGTCAAAGCGTTCGGCGCCAAGCAAGTCATAGATGAAAACGGATATCTCTGGTACGAATACGACGTCACGCCAACTATGTCTGAAGTCATGAGCTTTGACGCGACAACCCCGCGAGGACAGCAGGCTTTGGCTGTCGAAGGTGCTCTGAAAAAATTCAAAAATCGCCTAGTCAACAAAAGCGTCAATTTCATGAATCGCTTCGGAATGAGCCTTATCCAGCTCCAACAGCTGGCTGCGCAAAATCCAGACGTGATTCCGCTTCAGGTCATGAATCAATTGCAGCAAGGTTATACTCGGCTTAAGAATCAGCTCTTATTTAAGCCCCAAGACACAACGAAAGACTGGGTAAAACTCAGCAAAAATCAAGGTTTACTTTTGGAGAAACTTCTCCGGAATGAATCAGCTTCGGGGCTACACCAGACGGATTTAGTTAAGACTGGAGGCTTTTATGCTCACGCAGATAGTGTTGAATTTAATGAATGGTTACAAACTCAAGGCGTTGACACAGCAACAGATAGTGGCACGGAAGTCAAAACGCTATTCCTCAAAATCAAGAACAGCTATCAATACCAATTCAATGTATTGGAAAGTGTACTGCGTGATATTTTGTGGAAAAAGTTTGGTCGCGATACGGCGATATTTAGCGAAAAATGGCTCGAATATCAAAAGCTTTTTAGTGAGATGCGCGCACAACCCTTTATGCCGAATATGCAATTTGGAAACTATGTTCTTTACGTTACACAAAAAATTGCAGGCGATGGACAGACGCGTGGGAGAACGGAGACGGTCTTTAAGAGACACTTCGAATCACGGGAGGAGAGAGACCAGTTATGGTTAGAAATGAAGAAAGCTGAGAAGACTGGCGAAGCCGTTTTGCGAAAAGATATAAGCGAAGAACAGGCAATTACGCTTGCGATTCCTTATGACTTTTTGCAAGCAGTGGCAGATAGCGAAGTCTTTTCGCAAGAGCAAATCAACCTGATGCAAGAGCTTTTGATTCCGACCAGAGCTGAAAAATTCGCAAAACGCTGGGCGCAATATATTGATAAAACACCTGGCGGCAGCGATGACGTGATGAGGAATTATGTTGCGTACTCTTGGCACAATGCGAACTTTATTGCGAAGCTCAAATACAACCAAGAGTTTTCACGTGCGATTAGCGCTCAGCGTAGCGAAGTCAACAAGATTCAAAAGAACAAAAAGCTTGCGCCTGAGGTTATCAAAACTCAGCAAGACCGTCATCAAAGAATTCTTGACGCGATGATAGAGATAAAAAGCTATGTAATGCATCCACCAGCAGAATTTGAAGTTCTGCGCGGGAGCATTAGTTTGCTTTATCTTAACTTCATGGTCAAGACTGCGATTATGAATACGTCGACTATGCTTCATACGATTCACGCAAGTATGATGGAGTATGGGAATCTTAAAGGTGCGATGGCATTTCAAAAGTCACTGTGGCTTATTAAAAGTGCGTGGGGAAGTGAGACGGATTCCGGCGGGGTGCGTTTTGCGACGCTTGAAGAGAAGATAAAGAGCTCTCGCGGCAAGAGTGAAATCTACTGGAAGAATATAAAATACGCAATGGACAGAGCTGTGCATGAAGGTGTAATCGATCAGAGTTTTGCGTATATGTTGGCTGGCATGGCGACGAGTGGAACGCGTATGAAAATGTATCAGCGGTTTCCTCGCAGTCGTCACGCACACGCAATCTTAGATTTTGGAATGATTCCCTTTAGAACAGTTGAAAAAGCCAACCGCATTGTAAGTCTTTTAACATTTTATCAGTTGGAGCTTGCTAAAGGTTCTGACAGTGCTAAAGCTTATGATGCGGCTACAGAAAAAACACTCTTGCTGCAAAACGATTATACAAAAGGAAACCGGCCGAAATTGCTTAGAGGTAATGCGAGCCTAGTTACAATCTTTCTTTCTTATGGTCAATTCATGGGTTGGCTGATGACGGGCGGCTACGATAGAAGCCTGAAAGCTAAAGCTGAAGCCGATGGAAGTCCGCCGACTGGCACAATAGTTAACTTCACTACCAGAATGTGGATAACATATCTTATGTTGGGCGGCTTAATGGGCTTACCATTTGCTGAAAACATTATGGACTTGCTGCAATTTGTTTGGAGAAAATTCTTTGGAAAAGCCAGCCCCGAGTACGAGCTTAAAAAAATGGTGCAAGAAATTACAGGACATTCAAATCTCGTTATGCATGGTTTGCTTCATAACGTTCCTACTCCTCTCGGAGCGGTTGACCTTAGCGGAAGCTTTGGCCTTGGCCGGCTTATTCCTGGCACTGAACCTCTCGCTACCGTAGATACGAAAACGTTTCCAGAAGCAGTCGGCGGGTTCGCTCAAAGTCTGACCGGAGTCTTTGGAAGCTTCGTTAAGAGCTTGTGGGATTTTGCAGCGGCAAGTAATAATCCAGACAGATTACAAGCTCTTCCAGGCATTACTGGTAAAATTGGCGCATCTTATAATAGTTACGAGAATGGTATTATGACGCGCAGTGGAATACGTTTGTACAAAGATCCAGAAACTGGTGAGTTTATAAAAGAAAACCCTGCCATTGCGGTACTTCAAATTTTGGGTTTTAACATAGCGGAAGTAAGCGAAGCCCGAAAGAGCCGTGCAATGAGCTTTGAAATTGCCCAATTCTATACGAGCAAACAGCAATTACTTATGCTCAATCGAAACATGGCAATAACAAAGAGCGATAGAGAATCACTGGCGGAAGCGGAAAAAAATATTCTGGAATTTAACAAAAATCTTCCAGAAGAATTTAAGCGCATGTCGATTACAGGCAAGACGAAATCTGATAGTCTTCGAACGTATCGTCAAAGAACTCGAAAGGCAGAAGCCGGCCAAGCTCCGAATCGGAAACAAGGCGGCATCTATCGTTCGGTCAATGCGCTTAATGAAGAGGAATAATCATGAGGTCGGAACCCTGCTGGCTTAGTTGTAAATGGCCAGCTTGGGCGCCGGATTTTAAGGCTTGCGTGAAATCCTGATAAGACATTGTGCGGAACATTAAGCGGTACAAGGCGGCTTCAGTAATGGGGCCGTTCTTTCTTGCACAGTCGACCAGTTCGCTCATGCCTTTGGTGACTTCGTTTTGGCCGATTCGCTCGAAGACGCGGGGCATGTCTTTTTCAAGACTAGAGCACATAGCGTCGCTGGTTTCGAGGTGTTCTTTTTCAATAATGAGTTCACTTGATCTCGAGGCTGCAATAACCATGGCAAGCTTGTGAATGTGTGTTTGCTTTCGTGCAAGATAACCTCCGAATTGTCCGTTGTCCAAGTGAGCGGGTTTGTTTTTCCAGTGATTAAGGTACCAAGAATTGCCCCAAGCGGTAGCTTCGCCACTCAGTTCCATTTCTCCGCACATATCGCCTATGATTTCAAGATCGTGAATGAGCTCCTGTTGCTGCTTATGAAAATCGTCCGGCACGGAATCTTTGGGATAAGCGATGAATTGCCTCTTCTCCTCGGCATACACAAACATACACCTTGAAGTGAATCCGCCCCCAATCATGTACTCGGGGAAGTTCCCTGCAATCCATGAAGGTGTGGTACAAGCGATTATGTTTATCCACGGGTTTTCCACTTTGTCGTTCCCAGAACTTTTCGTTTGCTTCTCGAAGGAACCCACTTGCCCGTCCCACAAGTCGACCAAGATATCGACCATTTGTTTGTCTTGTGGATTGAGTAGATTGCCAAACTCGCTGGAAGAAATTGTTATACAAGACATGGGAAGATATTCGCCGGTTTCCTTGTTTAATACTAATTCCAAAGCACCGGCCATTGATTCCACTAGCTTTTGCCATGTAACCACGTTTGGCCCAAATTTTACTCCAGGCACTTCGCGCAGCAGATTCATTCCAATATTCGCAGTCGTAGATTTCGATATGATACCGGGAGGCGCGACTAGGATTATGTAGAAATTCGGAACCCACTGAAAGTATTTTTGGTCTATCCATACTTTTCTCCTTAGCGCGCCAGCAATCGTACTGACGCCAGTCCAAAATAGTGTATGAAGCGGAGCTTCGCCGTATCCAGCATAGTTGATAAAGGCCTTGAGCCAATCCGAGTGGATTCGTTCTGACATGATGTTCCTTGTGATTGTTTCATTTTGTTATTCGCCCACGAAAAGGACTAAACAGTCCAGCTTCTATCCTGACATTCGCCCCACGACTTTTGTGAGGTTTTTATGCCGAACGGAATAATCAGTGGATCGTCGTAAGGGATGATAATTTTCGACTGTGCATGAATCTCCGGCAGAAGTAAAGCCTCTTTATTTGTTGGGTACTGGCCGACAAGTGAATCGTGGACTTGGAGCATAATTTCGACTTCTGGGATATTGTTAGAGATATTTTCCCACGCTTTGTTTACGGTAATAGCAACTGTCGATTGCGGCACCCAAGCTAGCGCTTGCGGCAATAGCCCTTCGATACGGTCGAAGTAGAACTTGCGAAATCCAAAGGCGTTTCGAACGGAACGAGTTGTATGCAATTCGTGCTCGACGCGTTCGTGCCAGTCGCGGATTTCGGGATGATTGCGGAACCACAAATCTTGGAACCGCTCGGCTTGCGAGACGGTTATAGCGAGTGCTGTGGCGCATGTTCGAGCCTTTCCGCCGTAGTTAGTTAGGTGAACGCCCATTTTTGCATAAGTGTAAAAGGGCTCGTTTTTGCCCTTAATTCCAGCGAGCTCAGGGCCATAAATATCAAGAGCATTAACGGCGTGGATTTTTGGGCCGATGCCAGCGGCAAAATCGCGAAAGGCCTGTTTGAGTTTTTTGTCGTTTGCTTCCCAAGCTACGACTTGCGCGTCAGCGCCTGCAAGATCGATATCGAACAGGGTGTAGCCTGGGTCAGGTACGAACATATTACGGACGGAAGGCAGGGAAAAATTAAGGGCATCGCTCATCGTGACGCCTCTTCTAAAGTAAAATAAAGTTGAACTTTTTCATCACTTCTATGAGCAATATAATTTTCATATTTATCCAGTTGATATTTAGCTACAAGAAAACCTAGACAAGCCGTGACATCAGCTATTTCATCAACCAATTGCTCTATATTAGTTTGACCTGCGTCATATCGTCCATGCACTCCCCAAGTATCAATTTTAGCAAGAGCTTGTATAAGCTCCGCACACTCTTCTGAGGTTTTCATATTGATATTAAAGTTAGGTTTTATTCCAATATTATCTGGATGCATTATTCGTCCTCGTGATTGCGTGGAATGTTTTGAAGATTGCCGCCATTACCAAAAGCGTTTTCGGAAGAACTAAATCTAAACGTTTCAGTCCCGCCGACATTATAGCTGCAACGCATTCGCTTATCTGGGTCTAGCGGCATTTGGATAAACGTCGAAAGGAAAACACCAAGTGTTCTAAGCTCATTGATAACTTTAACAAGCGGACGGAGTAAAACTTCCCGCTCCGCCATTTTGTCAAGCGCGTCCCCATCGCAAGTTGGACGGCCTGTTTTTTTATGATTGATTTTCTTCTGTCGAAGGTCATCGTAAAAAAAGTCCAACATCTGTTTTGGGGAACCGACGTTAAGCTCAAAGCCAAGCCAATCGAATAAAAGCTGTTGTCGGGCTGCAATCGCATCCATGACTTTAGTTGCCATTGAAGAGCGAGTTTTTTCATCAATTTTTATCCCTTTGAGCATCGCGCGAATCGCTTTGCGGTTCATGGTTAAAAGGAACTGATATTGTTCGGTAAGCTTTAAGTGCTGTAACTGACCACGCAGAACTTCCATGATTTCATACGTGATAACGCAGTCCTTACAGTTATAAGTCCAAAACGTGTCCGTATCATCTGGTAGTCTTCGATAATCCTTAAGTTCATCTTTCCAGTACTGATAGAACGTACAGTAGATGGACGCAAGAAAATCGAGACTCTTGGGTTCACCTGGAAAACACACATGCTGGGCGAGCATAGTGTCGTCAGAAAAGTCCGGAAGGAAACCCCAATGCTTTGCGAAGTGCTGTAAGTCGTATGCGCCATTTTGCCAAACAATCTCCACGTTAGGATGAGTTAAAAGCTCGCGCAGTTTAAGAACAATTTGCGTCTCTTGCTCGAGCGTCCAATAGTTGGTTCCGCGCGAGGCGCTGTCCATGAGCGGAATACAGATGGCGTCAAGCTTGCTCCATGCGATGCCAACGCAAGCGAGATGGCGGGACGTGGTTTCAATGTCGGCGGAAAGATGAAGTTTACTCATTTTTTATTCCTTGCAATTTGCTCATCGAGTATTTTTATCTTTCGCTTGTACATTCGAATAGTAGCTGTCGCTAAAATAACTTCAGAATGGTCAGCTTCTGTGTCTCGATTAAGTGCAAGGATAGTATCTTCCAGTTCTTCTATATGTTTTTGAGCTTCCTCCCACAATTCTTTATAGTTTGCTATTGGCTTTGGCTTTTTTGGAAATTTTGGTTTAAGCACGTTTAAGTTCCTTTAGTTCTTCTTTCAATCTAAGTATTTCGTTCTTTTGTAAATATACTTGGTCTTCAAGATTTTTAATCTTTAGTTCAGTCTGCTCTCTATGCCAGCCCATGCGGCATTTGTTTGAACAGAATCTTTGTGTTTCCCGCCGAAAGGCAAAAAACTTCTCGCACTTCCCGCATCGTTTGGTTGGGCGCTCGTCTTGTGGTAAAAGCATAAGGTGGTCTTTCGCGTTAAAACGGTAAAAATGAAAAAATGCAGGAACACGGTTTCCGTCCATTTGACCGCGTTCGAACGTCACTAGCAATATTTTGATGTACTCGCGTTTTAACGCGGACGTTTATCATATTGCGCGTTTTAACGCTAGGTAGCAAGTTTATTTCGGAATCCAAATCCGGTACGCCACGAAACAGTCCCACGATTAATTCATACCCTTTTCAGCTTGATTAATCAGCGACTGAAGCCGAATCATGACTTGGTCAAAGGTGGGAGCGATAGTGAAATTATAGTCAGGAATGCTGATCTCACGAGTTTTGCTCTCTTGTGCGACACGCTGAAGATCGCGAACACTGTGATATCGCCAGGCCCAGACTTTAATCACCATCGCTGGGTCATGACTGGCGATTACTTTGCTCTGCGAGAAGTCGCTCCAATTCACGCTCCCACGCCAGGTATGCGTCGATTGCTCTCTGGTCAAGCACCATAGAGATAGGGGTCCTAAAGGAACGACTATAACGGGGCGGATAATATCTAATTCGGTTTTCAGCGTTTGGATATCGTTGAAAATCGAGTCCAGTAAATACATGCCATCTAAGTACTGGTTCTTGATTCCCTTCTTTGTTTTCTTGTCCGTCCATAGGTCTTCGTTCTTTCCATAGAGATGGGATTTGGAAACACTGGTTGTGTAGGTGTCGGAAAAGATGATTCCGGCTTCCGCGCACATTTTTTTAAATTCACGGCCAGGATTGTCGGAGTTAAATTCCTGCGAGCGGACTTCGTCGAAGCTCGGCATGTCCTTAAGGAAAACTATACTGGCGTCTGGATTACCTGTTCCGTGTCGAAGTTCAAGCATTTTGAATTCCTTCTAAGCTATCCCAAACCAAACCGTTTGACAAATAAATACGAGCCAACGTGCTTGCCGGAAATTCTTCTAAAAGTTGTGCTACACAACAGTCACAAATACGCCTGTCTGATTCGCTTAAGAGCCGAAAAAAGTCTACTCTAGTATTCCCGTCGAGTGCATCCAATTGAACAAGCGCCGGACTAAGTACCCGCGTATCACTGAGACGACCGTGAATGCCAACATTAGAATTACGTTCTGGTGGAGATTTGCTTGCACTCCCACCAGTGGAAAGATTATTAACTGAGCGGTTAAGGCCGTTAACATTCCCAGGAACGTAGAGAGAAGACTCTCCATCAGACTGTGTTTCTTTTTCTGCATATTGTCCTACCTTTCGTAAGCGGTCGCAAATCAATTGAGTGTAGCCGATTATGTCGTCCCACGAGTCAAGATACTCAGGGTCGCCATTAAGAATGCGGCCACACTTGTGCGCTAGCATTTCAAGGGTTTCTTTCATATCATCGGGAATTATATGCCAATTTCGGCCTTGTTTCATTGCGTCTTTAATGGCTTGCGTCACTTGCGCATGACCAATGAATAAACCATAACGGCTTCCACGCTCCGAAAGCATTGCTTGTACATCTTGTCCTTCACTCATGATTTTCAATCTCCTTGAAATATTTAACAGCTAAAGGCACGACCGGTTCGATAAGTTCGAGCATGGCTTTTGCGTAGACTCGAATTTCCGGCTGAGCGTGGTCGTGGTCACGCAGGCCGATAAAGTGGAGCAGGTTGTGCAGATTCATACTGGCGAACATTTTCGTATATGTTCCCATTGGAAGGACGAGACGAGCAAGCTCACGCGGACAGCCTTGAGCTAGTAAAGCTTTATACGTATCGAACGACATTGCGCTTTGTGTCCTAATTGCATTCTGAAAAATATCGGCATTAGGATGCTGCTCTCCTACACGCATTTGCTTATTTTGTTTGCTTTGCTGTGTTATTTCTGATAGTTCTGGAACATAAAATTCTTCCGGAAGTTCTGTGTAACGTGCACTGACTTCGTTATAGCTTTGTGTTCTATGTCTGTGCCATTGACGGACAACAAAAATCGGAGCCTTTACTTCGAAAGTAAACTGCACACTTTCTAGTGGTGTACTGTGCCGATTAAGCATAAGGAACTTTATCAGCTTTTCGTCACTCCCATCGTTACGAGGTTCGGCATTGTAGCTAACACGAGCGCTGCGGACAATGCTCATGTCGCTGCCCATGAAATCAACCAGTCGAATATAGCCGTGGTCGAGGCACTTTAAGGGTAACGCTTCTTCTATTTCAAATGAGGTCATTTAAATCTCCTGGTTTTTCATTAATGCGACTAAGCCCGATGTTAAAATTATGTTCGCTGATTTCGAAGCCAGTCGCAATGCAATTAGCTCCATTTGCTGCCGGAAAAATTGTTCCGCTTCCAGCAAAGGGGTCAAGGATTCTCGCACCTGGATAACAACTTCTGGCGATAAGATCGGAATAAAGTTCGACTGGTTTTTGGGCTCCATGAAGGCGTTCGAGAACATTGGCGAAGGTGAGGACATCAGCGGCTCCGACTTTTTTAACTTTAACATTTCCTTTGGTGGCCATGAGGATAGCTTCGTAGGTGTTTCGAGGCCCGAAGTCAGGCTTTGGAAGCATTCCATTGAGTTTATTTGCCATTTAATTGTGCTTTCAGGTCAGATATTTCTTTTATAAGGCCGAGGCGTTCCAGTATCCAAGCTTCTTTTTCTCGCAAAAGAATTTCATACAAAAAGCGCGCTTGTTCATCGTGAGCAGCTTTTCTGCATCGACCACTACAGTATTTTTGGTCGGG